TTGAGTCCGATGGGTCTAGGTATCCTCTATACATTAAAAGCTCATGCCCCCGTGTAACATATCCATTGGACTATATTCATTCATTTCTTCATTAGCCTGACGCTCAAGGACTTTTGTTTGTTCAAGATTGAAATCAGCTTCAAGATCTTGTTTCTTTTGAGTGTCCCCGAGCTTTCTTAGGATGTTCATTGCGACGCCAAGAGAAAGGTATCTCTTAAAGTTATTTAGGAAGGGAGTATCGGTAGAGCTCAAGAACTCTAGAGGAGTCATATAGGCTTCCATATCGATCTTATGGGAGTATTTTCCGATAGGCCGGATTATAAGCTCATTGTTCCAGTAAAGTACCGTATTAGGTCTACCAGGGCTGTAGCAAAAGAAATTAACACGAATAGCAGCCCCAGCAGCGGGAGGAGTGGGAAAGTTAAGATTAACAACACCAGATACATAATCAATTGTTCCTATAATATTGCTATAAGGAGGATTAGGCAAAGGAGTAGGAGGCAAAGGCGAAAGATCTGGGAAAGGAGGGGTGTAATTGCCCACGCTGTTTCGAATAACTTGGAGAATGTTTCCTTGGATAGATTGCCTTCCTCCATCATCAGCCCCAATCAACTCATATCCTGAGATATCAGGCACGCTACACATGAATGTAGTAGGAGCGATAGGAATGCCTCTTAGCGTGAAAGTAAATGAGGTTGTTACTCCGTCGCCATAAGCTGGTTGAAGGTAAGTTCTAACGTTAGGCCAAGATGAATAAAATAGGCCTCTATCTTTCATGAATCTAGCTCTCAAGCCATCCACTAAGACAGGATCTCGTAATGATTGGTATTTGTTTACGTCTACGGGGTATCGATCGACATAAGGCAATGTGTAGACTGTGTAAACTGTCCTGAGCTGATCCATTTTGATGGACTCAGGGATATTTGCTGTATAGAAGTAGTTAAGCTCTTGATCAATGGTAGAATCGGGGAGAATGCTTGCAGAAGATATCCCGACATAATCTCTAACCTCAGATCGTATGCCTGCTACTGTAGGATTTGATGGTGTGACTAATGTTGCCATAAAAATAAGCCCCCTGTTACGGGGGCAGTCCTTAAAAATTTACTGGAACGAATTCATGTATCCTTTCGGGTACGCCCTCTCGATCAGTCAATTGATTGTTCACGTCTAAAACTTCGCTCCTTCGAGGTAGTCTTTTGCGTGGATCGTTGACCTCATCGACAAGCCCTTGAGGTACTTCATAAACGTGGTCATGCAAAAATTTGAAAACCAACATAGGATCTCCGGCATATTTGCAATAAGGTTTATATAAATATCCTCTATCACGATCACGATAATTGATATAGCGACCCTTTACAAGCCGATTGTCCCTTTTCATTTTCTTTTCTGCAATCTCTTTTCTAGCTGGATCCATGTTCTGGAATCTTTTGGATTCGGGAACGTTGTTAATCAACGTAGTAAGTAGACCATGCTCAATGTTATTCGTCTTTTTCAATTCCATAAGTCACCAATTATTCATATCTAAATGCTTGCCATTCGATCACGTCACCAGACTGACCAGCAGGGCTTAAAATTCCAGCAGAGAGATAGATAGATGGAGCGCCATAAACACCTTTAAACGGAGCTTCATTTACGTTATATCCATACTGAACATCATTGACCACGTCATAATATGCTTTCTGACCTGACGGAGCAATAGTAGCAAAACGAGGTTCTGATACTGAATCTGCGCTAGTTGGGAAAGCAAACGCGGTGAAACCAGATGAATCAATGTCTACAGTAATAGAGAATGATCCAACAGCTATGATTGTGCCTTGCAGGCCATTGATCTCTTGCATTCCATAGGTAGAAGGTACGTCAAAACGTACGTTCATCCCTAGAGCATAGATACCAACAGGTGATGAGGCCAATTTAACAACAGCAGCAGAAGCCAAGCTAATTCCAGTAACGAAAATGTACTCAGGCAGAACAAGTTCTGTCTCAGCAACTTTTCTTACTTTGAACGCGCTACCGGCAGCAGCAAAACCGCTAGAATCTAGACCAGGGAGTACAATGCTAGTAGCAGTTGCGCTAATAGTAAATACCATGCCTGAAATTTGTCTCATTCCAACGACTCCAGTTAATCGAACTCTATCCCCAGTGGAATAAGAGTTTGAAACTGTAGCAACCGCGCCATCTGCTTGGCTGATAGTTGTACCAGTCAATACAGGTTCAGAGGGAGGAACGCCATTAGTGTAAACAAATCCACCACTAGTCACTTCCACTGTGTTTAATGCACCTGTACTCTGCGTGCGGTATGTAACCAAAGCATGTCCTTCGGTGGTTCTATCTACCCAAAATTCTGAAACAACAGCTGTGTTGCCTACAGAAATTGTGGTTGATGTCCCAGCCAACGCCATTTTGGTAGTGTTAACCGCTTTAAAATAATCAGCTCCACCAGGAAGCTTAATTCTCTTACCTACGCCAGCAGATAAGAAACTGTCACCTTGAATCAATGTAATAGACATTAGCGCACCTCAGCAGTTACGTTTAAGCCTGTTACCCAGTTCTGGTTTTGTACCGCTCTCGCGATAGCAAACTTAGCATAAATGCCAGAGTTTTGCGCTACGCTAGAAACGACCCAATCAGGTCTGGTACCGAGTCTATGGGTATAATTTGTCTGCTCAATCTTACCTATAGCTTCAACACCATAGAGAGGGATTGGGTAAACAGCATTTCCTTTGTCTGAAGCCCCAGGGATCTTTTGAGCCTTGGATGACATAAACAGACGGAAACGACCTACAGAGCCGTATTCTTCTTTCTTAACAGTTTCACCACGGCCAGGATATCCGGATTTCTGGACAAAGAACTGTACGAGGTTGATTGAAGTTGTTAAGTCAGTGTGGATGAGCCCTAGGTATGAATCCATACGAGGGGATGTCGCAAACTGGTTAGTCGCTTCAATGTTTTCTAAAACTGTCTGAGCGTCTTGGGAGTTTAAGAGACCTTCCTTGTTCAAAAAATCCTCGTAAGAGGCATTTGTAGGAATGTCGCCGTTATTTCCGCCGACTGCGTCAGTATATGACCATTCTGTTACTTTTATGACCTTATTTAAGTTAAGTTGAATGAGTCTTATTGTTATTCAACTTTTCTTTAACAAGGCGAGGAAGCCTATCGCACTTCCCTCACTGTGTTTCCACAGTGTTCAGAGTACCGCATCCAAAATTTCTCTCTCTCGGATTCTCATTTCATCCTGTAGCTGTTTAGAACTGGGATTATCTGAAAAATCATCTAGAGTTAAATGATGGTCTTCTCGCTTACTACGTTCAGGCTGATTATTTTTTTCAATGACTTCTAATTGTTCCATTCGGATTTTGTTAAGCAGACACCTTTCGTCTCTGTTAAATCCTGTGTCATAGTCATTTCCTTTCATAATCTTGCCCCTTGTTGTCGTCGTCTTTACGCTACGAGTTTCAAGTCTATCAGAGAAGATTTTACTTCCGCATCTAAGTTTACGGAAGAAGCAAACAGATCTCTCATTAGAAGATCTTCCTTGTTTCTCATCCACTGTCCAGCCAGAGCCATGTATTTAGCCATGGTTCCGCGGTTAGACCATAAATCCATTCTGTTACTTTAATGACCAAATTGGCCTTATAATGGCCGTATTTGGCGGATCAACCTCTTCGGATCGATCTCCTAGCCTTCATATATTCGCTAGGTTCTGACTGTCGCATCTCCCTTCGGAGTTTTCTCACTCAGTCGATCACGCTGCTTTCGCTTGCGCCCTGTCACCCTTAGGGGTTTCCAAGTCAATCAGAGAAAATTTATACAGGTCAAAATACCTAACCTGTTCGTTGACTAAAATAGCCTTCGCGTAGATTTGCATATCCGCATCAACATCAGTACGGATAGGTACTTCAGGTGCAGGGTCAATACCTGACCCATCGAGTTGACCGCCCTCAGTATCAAGAGGAGCAAATCTGCTCATTCGGTAAGTCTTTCCTAAGAAAGCTTTTGCATAATGTTTCTGCGCCCCAAAACTATGAATCAAGTTAAATTGAGGAGTAGAAAGGAAGAATTCAGACGCCTGAATGGGTACTTCAGGAGATGAATTCTGAATTGTGGTAATACCTGTTGAAACAGACATTTTAACACCAGAATAAACATCCTTTTAGATTCCTGCGAGGCTAGTCGCTTTATGCCGTGGGAGCTACCCTTGGAATCGTTAAAGTCCGCTGGCGAGACGGATACAACCTAAAGAATTGGTTAGCTAATCCATTTCTGTTATATGTAGTATAGCATTTGTAATCAAAAGAATTTAGTGAATTATGTCAAAAATAGCTCTAAGTCCTAAGCAAATTGAGTCCATAAAAGAATCAAAAGCCAGAATGAATTTTTGGATGGGTGCTGTATCATCTGGGA